TTCTGGTATGATGCCGAAGAAATCAAAGTTAAGTATCCTAAGTTTGACACTGAAAAGGTTACTCAACTCCAGTCATCTGACGGCAGCAGTCCACTGTTTTATAACATTGTTGAGGATACTTATAGAGTAACGGAGTGCTGGTATAAAGAGACTGAGGAAGTGTACTGGATTCTAAACCCAGTTACCAAGCAACCTGAGAAGGTGGATATTCCGACTTACAAGCGGATGAAAGAAGCTATTGCAGTTGGCATTAATATGCCTGATGGAAGTGTGCTGCAAGATCCGAACTTCGAAGGCATCAAGAAGTACGCTACTGTTTATAAGTATGTTATCTTCTCCAGCCTTTATATATTCGAGAAGGGTGTTTCTAAGCATAGATGGGAAGGTTTTCCAGATGTGCTGTTTGGTGGGTATAAGCATGATTACGAGAACAGATGGTTTGGCCTCATCTCCATGATGAAAGACCCTCAGACGGGTATTAATACTATGAGAAGGCAGATGCAACACTTGTTGCAGACTTCTCCTAAAGGCATTTTGATTCATGAAGTTGGTGCAATACTGGATATTGAAGCTTATGAAACTAAGTCTGCTGAACCCAACTATCATATGGAAGTAAGTTCAGGTGCGCTCGAGAAAGTTCGTTTTACTGACCAGCCAACTATCAGTCCTGTGTACGGGCAGTTAATGGATGTTGATCAGCAGTTTATGAAGGATGTATCTGGAATACAGAATGATACTCTAGGTATTCAGACATACTCTAGAGAACCTGGTATTACTACACAGTTAAGACAAGGTCAGAATATTGCAATCTTGTTCATTCTTCTTGACAACTTCAAGAAAAGCAGATTACTGGCAACTAAATTGCTGTTCTCCTTTATTCAACAGTATGTAACTGAGGAGAGGGTAATTAGGATTGAAGGGCAGAATGGTCAGCAGTTGATGCAGCTTAATACACAGAATAATCCAGGTACTCAGGGATTTAATGATATAAGTATTGGCAAGTATGACTTCTTTGTGGAAGAGGGAATTGAGACAGTCAACTCTAGAAATTCTATTGCTCAGATGCTGATTGATTTAAGCCATCAGGCTCCAGGTTCTGTTCCTCCAGAGTTGATTGTTGAATACTCTGGCGCACCATTTAGTGTTGTGCAACAGTTAAAGCAGTATTCACAGGCTCAGCAGCAGTCTGCACAACAGGCTGAGCAACAGAAGATGGCCATGGAAAATCAGTTGGAAATGGCTAGACTAGAAAATCAGCGCTACATAGCTGTTATCAACAATTTGACAAAGTTAATGACTTCAGATAAAAAGGTTGAGGGAGACCTTGTTAAGACTTTGATGCAGGGGCTGCAGTCTAGTGCGCAGTCAAATAATAATTCTGAACCGAAAGGAGAGTAGTATGGCGGGATTAACTATCGAAGATGTGAACACAATGCAGGATGAGATGAATAAGATTGATGATGACAGTGCTGATGCGGATGCTGCAAAGGCTGCTGAGGATGCTGCTAAGCTTGCAGAAGCTAAAGCAACAGAGGACGCTGCGAAAGCAAAGGCTGATGAGGCTGCTAAGGACGAGAAGAAAGATGATGGTAAGCCTGAAGATGATGAGATCGATACTGTTCGAGAACTAAAGGAGCAAGTTCGTGCTAGTCAAGAAGCTCTAAAGAAGATCACTGGCGACTATCAGAAACTTCAAAAGGTGATGATTGACAAGGGAATTATTTCTGAAGATGAGGTTAAGGAAGGTGAGGCTGCGGAAGCTGCTAAGCAAGCTGCATTTGCAGAGCGACAAGGCAAACTAGTTGAAATGGTTACAATAATGGAGCTGAATCCTAATTATGCTGACGTTCGACAGGTTTGTTCACAGGGTAATCTTGATGATATAGTTGATGCTTTTTCAAGATACTATGTCAAAGAGAACGGTGGAAGTCTGCAAGAAGTGGCTACCAAGATGGAAATGGAAATTTGGGCTGAGCCAAATCCTTACAAGAAGATTTATGAACTTGTCAAAAAGTATCATCCGAAGTTTGCTGCAACTGATGATGCAGCTGCCAAGGATGCTGCTAAGAAAGCAGAAGATGATGCTAAGAAGATTGCAGCAGAGGCAGATAAGGTAAAGGATAAAAAGCCTGTTGATGCTACACCTTCGGCTGCGTCTATTGGTGCTGGTGGAGGCGGAACGGGAGGTGGTGGATGGACATCTGCTAAAATTGATGCTCTCCCTGAAGATGAACTTAACAAAGTTCCCAAAGATGTTTATGATAAATACCTTAAGGGAATGCTTGACTAATTGGAGGAATACAAATGTCAGATAATCCTAAGACTCAGTTTTTAACAAATGATAATCTTACCAGGAAGAAATGGGCACGAGATTTATTTAGTATTATTCTGCCCTCAGTAGAAATCAATTCTCTGGTAGGGAAAGATAGCAACTCTATTGTCCAGATTAAAACGGATTTGGCCAAGGGAGAAGGCGATCAGATTACCTTTGGTATCAGATTGCCGCTGGTTGGAGAAGGCGTTGTTGGCAACGATACTGTTGAAGGCAACGAAGAAAAGCTTCGCTTCAAAGACTTCAAAATGACCATTGAAGAACTCAACCATGCAGTTGACACTGGTGGAAGAATGGAAGAGCAGAGAGTCCCGTATGACTTGATGCAGGAAGGCAAGAATGGGTTACAGGATTGGTGGGTCTCCAAACTGAATACATACCTGATGGCAGTACTGTGCGGTGATACCAGTTACGCAATTGTTGCTGGTAAGACCTTTGGCACGACCATCACAGCTCCGGATACGGGTCATCTTATTCTCGCCAATGATGTGGCAGAAGCTTCTATGACCTCAGCTGATGTTCTCGATCTTACCATGCTGGATAAGATGAAACAGAGAGCAGAGATTCCGTCAACTGGTTGTTACAAACTTCGTCCCCTCAGCCTGGGTGGTAAGAACTACTGGAGAGTTATCCTTCACAACTACGTGTTTGATAAACTCCGCCAGAACACCAACATCGGTCAGTGTGGTGATTTGCAGCGGGCTGCCAATAAACTGCAGATTCCCAATACGGAGATCGAATATAACGGTATGCTGATTTCCAAGAGCGAAAACATTCGCAAAGCTCCGGGCAATGCCAATGTTTATCGTAATCTGTTCCTTGGTTGTCAGGCAGCTGTTTGGGCTTGGGGCGGTGCTGGTGAATCGAAGTCTACTACGATGGCTTTTGTTCCTTACACTAAGGACGCAGAACGCTTTGTCATGATTCGTGGTGGTGGTATCTTTGGTGCTGCAAAGCCTATCTTTGACAGCAAAGACTACGGTGTTATTGTTGGAAGTTCTTGGGGCGCAGCAATCGAATAAGGAGGCAGTAAATGGCTAACACAGATATGTACACTTCTAAAGCATCAGATGCTTTTAGACTGGAAGCCAGTAAGTTAATGATTGCCCCTGCTGATGCTACTTACAATCTGATTCGTATTCCCAGGTATGCGTTTATAACTGATGCATGGGTTCAGATTGTTACAGCATTCACTGTAGATGCAAGTATTACTGTTGGCTGGCTTGGTAACGGCGAGACTGCTGTTGAAGATGGTTTCATTACTAACAATATCGCAGATCCTCTTATCGTTGGAATGAAGAGAGCATTTAATACAACTGCTGTCACATTCCCTGGTAAGTACTTTGGAGATGCTTCAGGTGCGGTTACGGCAACAGTTCTGGATAATAATGGAGCTGTTGGGAACTTCAGGGTGTTTATTCAGTTCACAGTTATTCACGTTTAGGAGGATCTTAATTATGGCAGATGTAACAATTATTCAGGATTGCAGAAACAGTTCACAGAGGACTAACGTTCTGGAGAATCCGTTTTGGATTTCCAGCGGTGTGGTTGATGCTTCCGCATCAGCTGCTGTTGACGACAAGGTTATTATTTTGTTCAGCTTTCCGAAAGCTTCGCAGCAGATTTTAGTTCTTAACTTCTGCACGCAAGTTATTACGGCATTTACTGCCGGTACGACAGGTGTGGTTGGTTACTATACTCTGGCCACTGATTTGATTACGACTGGTGGTGTTGCAGCGCAGGTTGGTTCTGTTAATCAGCTTGAAGAAACGACCAACGCAACTTACACAACTCCGGGATTTTACTTTCCCGCAGCCGCAGCTGATGCAACTCAATATCGTATTGCAGGTACGCCTACTGCTAATGCTGACTGGATTGTTGGGGCAGCAACTACAGTATATGCAGTCTGCGCAACGTTCGCTAATGCTGGTACTATTGCAGCAGGTATATGCAGGTATCACATGCTTGTTTCAATCATCCCTGGAACGTAGGAGGAAATGATGGGAGTTACAATTCAAGACTATCGAAGAACTGATCTTCGAGTCAACACAAGTGGAGAACCTTTTTGGATCAGATCAAAGACTGTGGATGGTCACGAAGTGTCTGGTTTGAAGGACAAAGCTTGTGTATTGTTCTCCTTTCCGATTGATGGACAGCAGATACTGATCAGAGAAATTGCAGTGCATGTACTGAGAGGTTTTACGACTGGCACCACGCTGGAAGTTGGAACATACACACTTGCAACTGAGAATGTATCTACTAATGATACAGCCACTGAGGTTGTTGATAATGCTTTTGTTCAGTCAGGAGACATTACAGCAACTTCAGTTGGCTGGTATTATCCAACCGTTGGAGACTTCGTTGACTCAAGACAGACCGGAGTAACTATAGCAGGAGGTACCCTTTTGGTTGGGGCAAGTATTACCGTGCCAGCCATTGTGTTGTCTCCTAAAGTAGCAACTATTATCATTGGACAAGTCCAGGTATGTATGCTTATCAGCATCATACCTGGCTCGTAAAGGAGTCTGAAATGGATATGAAAGGAAGAGTTGGTTTTATTTCAGCTGCAGAGGGCAGCGAAAATTCCTTGGCAACTGGCACTGATGGGTCACTTATTACGTGTCAGAGTACAGGGAAGTATGCTGCGGCTGTTCGAGCTGGTAGGGTGTATGTAGCCTGTAATCAGGCAGCGGTAGCTGTTACTGCTGCAATGGCAACTACCTACACAGGATTGGTTCTGTTCAATCCTGCTACCTCAGGTAAGGATTATGTGTTGTTGCGGTTTGGTTACTCGTTAACTATCGCTGCACCAACGGCAGCAACTGTTATCGGTTTGATGACTGGTACGGTTGTTACAGCTGCTACTATGGATGCTGCATCAGCAATTACCCCCAGGAACCGATATGTTGGAACTGCTAATGGTTCTGCAGCCATTGTAGATAATGCTTGCACACTGAATGGTACTCCTGTTCTTGAGCAAGTATTTTCTCAGGTTGGTACTGGTGCAACAAGTGTTTCTACTGTGCTGCCTCCTTGTGAGATTGACCTGGATGGCTCTATGGTTATCAAACCCAGTTCCTATGTTGCTGTTTACAGCTTTACTGCCAACACAGCTTGTGGTATCTTCTCATTCATTTGGGAAGAAGTTGATGTTTAACGGAGTAACGTTAATTATTTACGTTACTCTACGGAATTGTCTGAAGGAGTATCAGCAATGAATTTCTCGGAGTTGAAAAGAGAATTAGTAGCTGTGGTGCAGGATGCTAGTCCAGAGATGCTAGTAAGTATGCCAGACTTACTTAACGAGTCTGTGCAACAGATAGCTGAGGAGATAAAGTTTCCAGAGCTTAAACAGATTACGTCTGTTGCAACAAGCACATCTACCTACTACGTCAATATGACTTCTACGTTTTCAAGTAGATTAAAGTATGCCGGTAATTCCACTGGTGAGTATGTAATACTTGATACGTTGGAAGAACTGATTCAATTATATCCTGGCTTAGCAGAAAGTGGTAGTGACGTTGACTATGTTGTACTGGAGGGAAGTATTCTTTATTACCAGCCGATTCCAACAACATCTGTCAGCATCACCTGCATAGGTTATCATGTTCCTGATACTTTAGTAAATGACGCTGATACTCCTTCTTTCATTCCAGATTACTTGCACAGAGAAGCAATAGTCAACAAGGCTGCTGCTCTTGCATACAATATAATTGAAGATGGTGCTGACGGTGATAAGGTAAATACGAAGGTATTTACTGGACTAGCTGAGATTGGACTGAATAAACTGAGAGCCTATGTGAGTAGAAGAAGAAAAGTAACAAGTAGTTCTATGTGGAGTTACTAATGAAGACTATTGTACTGTTCGATAAAGTAGCTGGTCTTAACAATGTTGATGCACCAACTAGAATGGTTTATGATCCTAGCAATAGTATTATAAACTTAGCTGAGGCAGTAAATATTGACGTGGATAATACTGGCAGACCAAAAAGAAGATGCGGTTATACTGCTACAGCTAGAACAGAAAGTAGTCATTCTATGTTCACTGGAAGAACAGGAACTTACTTTATCGCTGGAACAGTAATGTACAGACTTAATGGTGATGCTACAAGAACGTCTATAGCTACTGGTATTGTTGCAGATTTACCAATGTACTATATTGAAGTGCTTGATACAATATACTTTGCTAATGGACTGCAAAAAGGAATTCTTGTGAATGGAGTTTATTATGACTGGAGTATAGGAACCTACTACGGGCCAACTACACACAGACAGTTTTCTGCTCCACCTACTGGAACTATTTTGGAAGTCTATAACGGTACTATGTTTATCGTAGTTAAGAATGTACTTTGGTATTCTGAGAGATTTGGCATGAATCTTTTTGACCTTGCAAGAAACTTTATTTGGTTTGAAGATGACATCACCATGCTAATGGCTGTCAAAGATGGTCTCTTTGTATCTACAACAAAGAAAGTTGTATTCTTGCAGGGAAATTATCCAGATGAGTTTAAGCAATCTCATGTATCAGATCAGCCAGCAGTACCTGGGACAGCAGTAAAGGTTAATGCAGAGGATGTTGAGAGCGGTAATGTATCTGCTTTTAAAAGCTCGATGAGTGGTAAAGGAGTAATATGGACAACGCTTAGTGGTATTTACTTTGGTCACGAAGGTGGAGAAAGTAAATGTCTGACAGGAAATAGAATAAAACTTCCTAGTGTAAGTAGCGGCTGTGCTGCTTTTCATGATGGAAAGTATTTAGTAACTTTTAACAATTAGGAGGATGAAATGACAATCGCTTATTCAACATGCTTAAGAAATAAACAGTTAAGTGGCTCTCCTGCCAGACATGTTGCTGCTATTACTGCTTCCACTATAGCAGCTGTAGATGGCGGTACTGAGGCAGATACATTTACTGACAGTGGAAATGGATTTCTGACTGCGGGCTTTGCTGTTGGTGATGCAGTAATGTGTTATGGTTTTACTGGTGGTATGGCAGCTATTCATGGGCCGTTTACTCTGACAGTTGTTGCTCAAGGAACTTTGACTGTAGCAACAGGCTTGCTTGCTGATGACGCGGCATCAGAATCTGTTACAATAGTTGCTCTTGTTGGCGGATCGCTTAAAGACATCTTTAAAGATGGTGTCCTAAAAATCTATAACGGAACTCAGCCTACAAGTGCAGATGACGGTCTTGGTGGAGCAACTGCTTTGGTTACTATTACTGAAGCAAGTGCAACATTTACACCTGGTGCTGTTGCAGCTGGATTAGAGTTTGGTGTAGCATCTGCAGGAGTGTTATCTAAGTCTAGTGCAGTTTGGTCAGGAACAGTTGCGTCAAGTGGAACTGCCAGCTGGTTTAGACTTTACGCAAATGCAACTGATGCAGGTGGAGCTGATACAACCTATATCTATCCCAGAATTGACGGAAGTGTAGGAACATCTGGTAAAGATATTAACATGAGTTCAGTGTCATTGGTTGCTGCGTCTACTACAACTATTGATACATTTGCTATTACACTACCTGCATCTTAAGGAGTAAATAATGGCTAACGAAGTTGGTACACTTAATGCTACTGGCATTTTTGCAACTTACGATATAAGAGCAGGTGCTAGAGTATCAATTGATGCCATCAACATTACTGTTGCTGGAACATCAGCTTACTTACCTGGAACAAGTGGAGTACTAACTGTCAATGCCCCAGTCGCTACCGTTTACGGCCTCTCTGGAATTAATGCTGTAAGCGGTAGCATGACTGCGCCTTTAGCAACTGCTGTTGGTTACGCAGGAGCACTGGGAAGTTTGATGAGTTTTGTACCTACTGTTGTTGGGGCAGGTAGTAGTTATCAGTTTGCAGCACTAGAGCAGGATGCTCCATTTCCAACTTTAGCTAGTGTGATGCTTAATGGCTCAGTTGGAGCAGCAGCATTTGATGCTTTACTGATCGTCACTGCGGCAACTGGCTATATTAACTGTGTTGGTGCAGGTGCTTTTGAAACTCCGTTTATCACACTTAATGCACACGGCACTGTGCCACCTAATTTTGACAGTTATATTCTCTGTATAAGTAATAGAGAGTATGGTGACATAGGCTACATGACTGGAACTGCGCCCGTCATAACGATTGCAGGTACTTAAGATGAGTAAACTAAGTTTATCACTTAATGGCACTACGGCTGCTACTACGCAGTACTCAAACTTTGATTTCAACTCTTATACAGTTATCAACGGCAAGCTCTATGGTTCTTCATCTTCTGGTATATTTCTTATTGAAGGGAATACTGATGCTGGAACAGAAATTGATGCACACTTTAAGACTTTCTCAACTGACTTAAATACTCATGTAAAGAAAAGATTGAGAACTGCTTACGTGTCTGGAAATAGCAAAGGCAGTCTTATAATAAGTCCTGTCTTGGATAATGATGAAGGTAAGGAATATTCAATTACACTTGAAGATACTCTGATGTTTCGTAGACAAAAAGTTCATCTGGATAGAACAGAACGAGGTTACTATGTTGGTGTCAGAGTGGCTAATGTAGATGGTGTGGACTTTACTGTTAATAATATAAGCTTAGTAATCATTGCTGTTGTGTAGGATAACTTATGGGCGCAACTACTTTAAGAGTAACATATAATACTGAAGAAGCTAAGTCCTTAGGTGGACTGGTTAATAAGGTAGTGCATACTATAAGGTCTTATACTGAGAAGGCAAATCTTGATTTATTTAGAACTACACTTACACTAGATGACGGAAGTGTTATCAAGTGTGTATTTGTTCATGGAGCTGTTATAGTTGATGTTAATAAGCCTTCCTTTGGAGTGTCTGGTAAAGTTGAAAAGGTTATTACTGAAATTATTTTCTACAGATTTGGAATTGATTTGATTGCTTCTGAGGATAAGAGATTTTATGTGTCATTGGTACTTGGTAAGGATGATTATAAGATCGGCGAAGATATTCTTGCACGACCTCAGAATGATTATACAATCTCAGATGAATATTACATTGCTCCACTTTACGACTTCATTCGAGAGAACTGTCCAAGCATTACTAAAGTTGGCGGAGTGCAATATGTTACTGTAGCACCAGACAATGTAGAGTTATCTCCGGTTGATAAATGGGATGACTGGCACTGGCATAAATATTATTTTGATGGAACTCCAGATGGCTATGAAATGTCAGAGGAACTGTACAGACCGCCGTCAAAAGTAACTTCTGATTCAGGTGCTACGCACTTCTCTATGCTTAGCAATACTGCTTTTAGAGATCACGAGATTGTCAGTAGGTATATTGATCAGACTAAAAGACAGTATGCTCCTGCAAAGATGGTTACTGTTGCTGGTGCAGAAAATATGGAAAGTATTAATAACAGTATGTACGGAAGAAATCCATACACTCTGGATGCTAAAGGTAACATTACATCTAAGTTAGAGAGAGTAACTCTAGGTTCTGTTGTTACACCAGTTGTCACTGAAGGCGTATCAGCTATCCAATTCTTCTGGCCTTTTATTCCTTATTTAGATGAGATTGGGCATTTCAACTTACTTGCATTTACCAGAGGAAGTGATGTAAAGATAGAACCTAATCTTGAAAGTATGGTTAGTTGGAAGTTGCATTATCTCGATGCTTTTGATGTAGATCAAAGCATAGAACTTTATTCAGATGAAGCTACTTTTTCTGGTGGAATTCCAGATGGAGAATCTGTAAGTACTGAGGAACCAACTACTTGTTTATGTGCGGTAGCAGGAGTTGAGACGTTTGATGGACTTATATGTGGTACTGGTTCTATTGTAGGTACCTCAGATTCTAGTGTAGCATATAGTAGTAGTGGTACTAAGTATGTCCCAATAGGAACTGGAGGAAGTTTAAAAACACTTCATGTTAAGAATGACTGGGTTATAGCAGGTACTGGCCCAGTTGTTAGCGTAAATACTACATCCGTTACTACTGGTAACTTGCCAGTAGTGTTTCATCTTATCGGGCAGTATATCGACACTTGGCCGGGTATCTTTGGTATTTGTGATTACAGAAACGATAGCACTACTGACGAGACATATACCGAAACAGCGTCAAACTCTATTTCAATTACACAGGAATTGAAATTTGGGGATGATATTATTGATACTGGTATTACAACCATGCAGTACAGTATGAACTACGAAGAAGAAAGAACTTATACTGGCTATTGGGAAATTAAACTGGATGGCTGTGCTAGTAGTTGTACAGGAATTATTGGTTACACTACTACGCAGATGGCAGTTGGAGATACACAAACATTAACTGTTGTTGACGCTGTTACAGGAGCTACGTATAGTTGGGCGATAACTGCTGGTGGAGGTTCTTTATCGGCTGCCACAGGAACCTCAACTGTTTATACTGCACCAGCTACTAATGCTAATTGCTCAAGTAATCCTACTATATCACTATCTTGTGAAATTGCAGCTGTTGGATGTGCAGAAGGAACTGCTAGTACAGTAGTAGATACACTTAAGATTGCAGTAAACGCCAATGCTACAACAGATTATGCCTATGGAATAAAATCTAACTACACTTGTGGCGCTCCTTATTCAAATGGAGATTATTGGTGCATTACTGTCAGTGTATATACCAATGAGTATAAATGTGACGGAACACTAAAACCAGCCGGTGCTTGGATATGCACTAATATTAAATCAACTGGTAATGCTTGTTGCCGTAAAGCTTGCACAATAACGTGCGCTGATGGAGATGCTTCTATAGCATACCCATTTGGGGTATGCACTAACAGCACCTTTGCATTACCAGTAAACGGAGGCATGGTTGATTTAAGGACGGCTGCAATGATAACTGCTGGTTGTTGTCCGGCAGCATTAATGTAGGTGAAACATGAAAAAACTAAACTATACTGAATTTCAAAACAGAATAAACGAAGTCAGCAAGGCTTCAAAGATATTTGCGCCATTGACCAACAACGTATCCAAAGCCTTTGAGCTTTATCAGGAAGTCCTTGCTGAAGAAAAGATGGAAGTATTTATTTCTACCTCAACTGGAGGAAATAGACCTCAGACACCTATTGATGACTATGAAAGGCCTAAGTGCCCTACCTGCGATGTTGAACTTATGCTTAGATTTAATGTTGAGGATATAGATGGAAAGAAGTGGAATACATCTTGGTTTTGCAGAACTTGTCTTACTGACTATTACTCAGATAAAACAGTACAGGAGTGGATGAATGAGCTTCAAAGAAGAAATGTTCAAGAACAGTAATATTAGCACTGAACTTTGCCCAGTATGCAACAAGCAACTTCGCTATAAGGCTCCTTGTTGCTCAGACAAGAATGCGTACCTAGTATGTCAGTGCGGATTTAAGAAGGTGAAGTCATGAGATTAATACTTTGTATAATTGCTGCTGAAGCAATGACGCAATTAGCTTGCAAAGCACAAATCTTTGATACACTAAGAAATAAAATCAAAGAAACGTCAAAATTTTACACTACTCTACTAGAATGTCCTTATTGCGTTTCAGT